GGTACCTCACTAGGCCTCCCGCTCCTACATCCTTGATGCAAGTTGCTGAAGTAATGAGAGACGAGAATCTAGAACCTCCTTACGAATATAAACCTGAACAAAGTATAACCCCTGAGCTTAGACCTTCTCCTAAAACTATTCCTGTAATGCCAGAAACATTAGATCCAGAAGTGCCAGACAAACCTTTTATAACAGAACCATTAATGCTTGAAAATGGTGGTGTTGTTGAATCTAAACCTGATACAGAATTTACATCTTTCTCCGAAAAACTAGAAAATAAATATAAAGATACTATTAAAGAAAAGTTTGATAAGGGACAAATAAGTTCTGATAAATGGAAAAATCTTTCTGCAAAAGAAAAAGTAAAAATTGCAAGTAAATACTATGCAGATTCCATAATTAAAGAAAGAGTTGTTCAAATTAATCTTGGAAATGAAACTATAGATCTTCCAAAAGGAATGAAATTTAGCAGTATTAAGCAAGCTATTGAACCATTTGAAAAAGGATATTTAAAATTATTAGAATGGAAAAATAACCCTACCCCTGAAAAATGGACTGAATTATTTTCTCTTCGCGAAAAAGGTTTAAGTAGTAGAAAATTTGCTGATGATTTAAGAAAATATTTACAAAATAAAGAAATTTCAAATCAACCTAAAAATTTGTTTGACGCTGTTAACATTAAATCAAGATTAACTTCTCAAGAAATAGAAAAAATAATTGATCTTGATAATTCATTAATAAAAGCAAGAAATGAGAAAGGAGCTCAAGCTGCAGCAAAAGCTTTGCAACAAAAAGTTTCAAATCAATTAAATTTAATAAAAGATAATGAAGATGTTTTAAATTTTATTAAAAATCAAGATTTTACGTATAAAACAAAAAAAGAAATTTCTAATAAAATAGCAAAAGTTATTAATGAAAGTCCTAGTATTGCAGCAAGAAGAATATCAGATTTAGCACAAGCTTTTAATGGAAATAAAGATTATGTTAATTTTTCAACAACTGATGAAAATGTTTTAAAAGGATCAAGAAGAATTTCTGATCTAATAAAAGGTGATATTTTTAGTGATTTTGGAGGTAATTTTAAAAGAGCAGATTATGAAAAAACAGTAGCAAAACAGTTAGGCAAAGATAAATCTTATATCTTACTATTAGGAAGAAAAATTACACAATTACTTCCAAAAGGATTTCATAGAGATGAAATTAAAAATTTAGCATCTAGCGCTAAATATAAAACAGGAGGATATAGTTCATTTATACAGGGTATTTTAAAAAATATTAATCACCCTTTAAAAAAAAGAGTAGATGCAGGAGTTAAACAAGCTGAAGGATTAATACAAGGCTTAAATCCTTTTGATTCAAATTATGAAACAAAAAGAAACATTATTAAAGATGTATATAATAAAAAAGTTGATACTTTTCTTGAAAAAGTAAATGTAAATTTAAAAGAAGGAGAATTACCGGTAAGAGCGTTTAAATTAAGTTTTGATTCTCCAACTGAAACTGTTTCTAGATTTAATGCTTTACCTGAAAATATTAAAAGTAATATTTTAGATACTCATAAAAAGTTTGGATATAGTTTTGAAGTTCCTCCAGATGTTATGACTTTTGAAGAATCTTATAAATTTGCCAAATCACCAGAGGGACAATCTAAAATTAAAGAACGTTATGAAAGAGGTGATAGAAGAGTTTTATTTGAAGCATCAGAACAAAAAAATGTACCAAAATATTATGAAACAATTAGATCTAACATTCAAAGGTATTTACCAGGACTTCCTCTTAAAACAGGAGCAGCCACTCTTGATTATATGATGCAAAATTATTTATTTAATATGCCGTCTGCAGATGCAGCTCTTGCTGCTAGTACTTGGCTTGTAAAAAATCGTGAAGCAGCAGAAAAAATAGGTAAAACAATAAATCTTGTATTAACAGGAAAAGCAACTGCGGAAGACGTTAAAAATTCTATAGATACTTTGGTTAAAAATACAAATTTTGAAGATCTTGTATTCTCGCCAGCAGTTGCTGATTTTTTACAAAAGCAAAAAAAAGCTATTAGTGAAAAAACAGTTGATCCAAAAACTGAAGAGGTTAGAGAATTAAAAGAACCAATAAAGACTGCTGATGATTTAATTAAAGATCAAGAAAATTTTGAATTTGTATCCTCAGAAATGCCAACACAAGAGTACAAATCTGGCGGCAGAGTTAAATTTCAAGAAGGAACTAATCTAATGAATGTTTTAGATAATATGGCCATGGAAAATATGAATAGAAAACTTGGTATAGAATTTAGAGGTGAAATTCCAAAAGGAGTAAAATTTAGAACTGATCTTGGAACAGCTGGTGATCCTATGGCCGAAGCAAGAGGAGATTTAACAGAACAAGATATTCAAACAGACGATGTACTTGAAAGTGAAATTTTTAAAATAATGTTAGAAAAATCTAAAAGAGATCAAGAAAAATTATTTTATACAAAAAGAAACATAGAAAAAATGGGAGGCACAAGATTTATAGAAGATTTTCCAGATCAAACAGAATATTTAAAAGCAGTTGGTAAAGATATAGCTAGTCCAAGGGGACTTGGTTATGTAGGAACAAAACTTTTAGAAGGTGTTGTTGGAGGATTAGAATTTATTCCTGGTCAAGCTTACACACTTGCAAAAGGTGACCTTGAATTTTATCAACCTGTTCTTCCAGAAAAGTTTGGTATTACTTCTCTAGCAGAAAAAGTTAAACCCGACATTAGAACATCTGGGTTAATGGCAGCTGGAGATATTGCAAAGTTTACTGGTGAATTTGCAGATCCATTTATTGTTTATGGTTTAACTAAAAAAGGAATTGGTGCTTTTAGAAAAACCCCTGATGGAATGTCTAAGAGCGATGAAATTTTAAGTGAAATTGATCCATCAAGAAGAGATGTTTTAAAAACAGGAGCTGTCATGACCGGAGGTGCTATGGCATATCCACTTGCTAAAAAAATATCACTTTTAGAAGAAGCTGGTAAAATTGCAAAAGTTTCAAGAAATATAGAAAATGCTCCATTTTGGTTTGAAGATTTAATAAATGTAATTGTTAAACCTGAAAATATTTTAAAACAATCTGGTACAAAGAAAATTTATAATAATAAGGGTGTTAAACTTATAGAGGATGAAAGATCTATAGAAATAACATTTGAAACAGATAATGGACTTCCAGCCTATATTGAATATATTAAACCAAGAGAAATAATGGATCCAAAAACTGGAAAAATTGAAAAAATTCCAGGGGATTATCAAGAATACGAATTAGTTTATAGAGGAGAAGGAGACTATTATACTAAAGATATTGAAGAGGGAATAAATTCAGGAAAAGGAGACTTAATAAGAATGTCTGGTAATAAAGTTCCAAAAGAAGAATCAGCTAAAGCTTCTAGATTTGCTGATGAACAATCTGCAGCAGAGGCAAGAATGGAAGCTGATTTAGATTTTTTAGAGTCGCAAGCAGATGAAATTGATTAAAAGATTAACAACGACTATACCACCATTACGAGGTCCAAACCCTCAAGGCTTGAATGTTACATATAAAAAGGTTAAGATAATAAACTCAAGGAAATCAAATGGCAATAGACAAAACTCTACCTAACATAGAACAAACTATAAAGGTAGAAAATCCTTTAAACTCTGTTACTGAAGTTCAAGAAGTACAAGAACAAATTCCATCTATTGAGGAAACAGAAATAACACCAACAGAAGATGGTGGTGTTGAAATTTCATTTGAACCAGGGGCAGTAAATTTATCTGGTGGAGAAGGGCACTTTGATAATTTAGCAGAACTACTACCGGATGATTACTTAAACTTAATTGGATCGGAATTATATCAAAATTATCAGGATTATAAAAATTCAAGAAAAGATTGGGAGCAAGCTTACACTCAAGGGCTAGATTTACTAGGATTTAAATATGAACAAAGAACAGAACCATTTCAAGGAGCATCTGGTGCAACGCATCCTGTTCTTGCAGAGGCAGTTACACAGTTTCAAGCGTTAGCATACAAAGAATTATTACCATCAGAGGGCCCAGTCAGAACTCAAATATTAGGAGCACCTTCACGAGAAAAAGAAGATCAAGCAAATAGAGTTAAAGAATTTATGAATTATCAAATTACGACAATAATGAAAGAATATGATCCTGAATTTGATCAAATGTTGTTTTATCTACCTTTGTCAGGATCTACATTTAAAAAAGTTTATTATGATGATTTGTTAGGAAGAGCAGTTTCAAAATTTATAACAGCGGATGATTTAATTGTTCCATATACAGCAAATAGTTTAGAGGATGCTGAAGCAATTATTCATATTTTAAAAATTTCTTCTAATGATTTAAGAAAACAACAAGTTGCAGGTTTTTATAAAGATATAGACTTATCAACATCAACAGAATCAGATCCTTCTGAAATTAAAGATAAACAAATGCAGTTAGAAGGAATATCAAGAGTAAATAATGAAGATTTTTATAATATACTAGAAAATCATGTGTATTTAGATTTAGAGGGTTTTGAGGATAGAGGTGTAAATGGAGAACCCACTGGAATTAAGCTTCCATATATTGTTACCATGGAAGAATCTTCTAGAAAAATATTATCTATAAGAAGAAATTTTTCACCAACGGACATAAAAAAACAAAGAATAAATTATTTTGTGCATTTTAAATTTTTACCTGGTTTTGGATTTTATGGATTTGGTTTAATTCACATGATTGGTGGATTATCAAGAACAGCAACATCAGCTCTTAGACAATTATTGGATGCAGGAACATTATCAAATTTACCTGCAGGATTTAAAATGCGAGGAATTAGAATACGAGATGACGCTCAATCTATTCAACCTGGAGAATTTAGAGATGTAGATGCGCCTGGTGGAAATATTAGAGACGCATTTATGACTTTACCTTATAAAGAACCTTCACAAACTTTGTTAGCACTTATGGGGGTCGTGGTTCAAGCAGGTCAGCGTTTTGCATCAATTGCTGATTTGCAAGTAGGGGATGGGAATCAGCAAGCGGCAGTGGGCACGACCGTGGCCTTGCTGGAAAGAGGAAGTAGAACAATATCTGCAGTTCATAAAAGAATTTATAATTCTCTAAAATTAGAATTTGAACTTTTAGTAAAAGTTTTTAAAACTTATTTACCTCCAGTATATCCTTATGATGTTGTGGGAGCTTCTAGAGAAATTAAAATATCTGATTTTGATGACAAAATAGATGTTTTACCAATTGCTGATCCAAATATATTTTCACAAACACAAAGAATTTCTATCGCACAAACAGAATTGCAATTAGCACAGTCTAATCCTCAAATGCATGACATGTATCAAGCTTATAGAAAAATGTATGAAGCCATTGGAGTTAAAGATATTGATTTAATATTACCACCTCCTCAACCTCCTATTCCAAAAGATCCAGCTTCAGAACATATTGATGCACTCGCAGGTAAATCATTTCAAGCTTTTAAAGGACAAGAGCATAGAGCACATATGGATGCACATTTAAGTTTTATGGCAACTACGATTGCAAAAAATAATCCAGTTTTAATGGGAGCATTAGAAAAAAATATTTTTGAACATATTTCTTTAATGGCAATTGAACAAACAGAATTAGAATTTATGTCTAAAACTTTAGAAATTCAAAATATGTTAATGCAAAATCCAATGTTTCAACAAGATCCTGCGTTTCAACAAGCAATTCAAAAACTTCAAATGGAAATTGAAGCTAGAAAATCAATTTTAATTGCAGAAATGATGAATGAGTTTATATCAGAAGAACAAAAAGTTACTTCTGTAATGGCAAATGATCCATTAGCACAACTAAAATCTAGAGAACTTGACTTACAAGCAAAAGAAATACAGAGAAAAACAAGCGAGGGTCAGGATAGATTAAATTTGGAACGTATGAAAGCCTTTCAAAATCAACAATATCAGGATAAAAAACTAGAACAAAATGAAGATTTAGCTTCTTTAAGATCTGAAACTTCACTTGCTAAACAAATAATGACAAATAGAAGAAAATAAGGTATAAAAATATATGAAAAAAATGTCAGAACCTCAAAAAATATCAAAAGTAATGAGAGAATTTAAAAAAGGTGAATTAAATATTGGAACTTCTAAAAAAAAAGTAAAAAGTCCGAAACAAGCAATTGCAATTGCTCTTTCTGAAGCAGGAATGTCTAGAAAAAAGATGGCAGAGGGTGGTTTAGCAGATTCAAAAAGAACTTTTTCAGCGTCATCTAAAGAAAAGAATTTTGATTTTGCAAAATTTACAGATAAAGACGGAAATCTTCTTGGTGGTGTTGATGTTGAGATGTCAAACCCAAGTGAAACTCAAGTTGAAGAAGTTCAAGGTCAAGGAAGCATTCTTTCAGAAAAAAAAAGATCAGCAA